CTATTTTCCTATTAATGGGATTGCGTCTCCGTTTAAGACGAATGCCTTCAAGATATTGGAGGACGCTAACATAGTAACAGTTATGGGCTATGGTGGTGGTCAAGGTGACACACCGGATGCGGTTGTTGGCTTTGCTTCGCCACAGGGGTGGTGTAGTGCTCCTACTAGAGATGGTGATTGCACAGCCCCTGTGTTAACTGTTGACGGAAAGATTGTTGGTTTTTGGACACATGGTAATGGGAAAAATTTTGGCCGCTTTGAGAGAGTGACTCAAGAATTTCTTGATGTGGCCAAAACTGATACCAGTACCAACCTTCATGTCGGTCTGGCTTTTCAGTCAGCCCCCCTCTCCCCACTGATCTAGTAGGGGAGGAGCCTTTTTGGAGGCGGTACCCTGAGCGGTACCAAACCGCGAAGGGGGGGGGCAAAATATTTGGTCTTACGGCGTGGGTCGGAGACCAGCATACCGAACACCTATCTGATGAATACTTTCCAATAGTAGGTCAGATAAGTCGTAATCCGCGGTATACAAATAAACGGATTATGGATCCTCAACTTAAGTGTTTCTTGGACGAGCAAAATTATGAGATCCCACCTGAGTGGGGTCTGCCTTTGCCCAATGCGGAAGCAGCGTATATTAGTTTGGCTAAGTACGCGAAACCAATTAAGTGGATGTCTGCTGATGATGTGGTTTGTATGAATCGCGCTTGGCGTTGGACGGCTCGTCAATTTGGCTTGTATATGTCCAATAGTGAAGTTATCTCCTATGCCAGTGCTAAAACACACTTTGATATGCAGACCTCCAGTGGAGCCCCTTTTAATCAGCATTTTAAATTGAAGGGTGAGCTATTTGATGGCGACCCTGATATTGATGCGTGGTTAGAGGAGGATTGGGAAAGAATGGCAAAAGATCCTTTGTGGACTTGCCTATTCACCAATTCACTGAAAGAAGAAATACGAACTAAAGAAAAGATGGAAGCTAATTCCATACGTACATTTCTTTCAGGTGGCGTTGATGCAGTGGCTCATGGTACACGTTTGTTCGTTGATATGAATGAAAAGATGTATGCATCACACTTGCAATCAGCATCCGCTGTGGGGATGAGTCCCTATAAGGGCAACTGGGATAAGCTTTATCAGAAGCTTAAAGCCTTTGCAAAAGGCTATGCTTTGGATGAATCCCAGTATGACTCTTCGTTGCGCGCCTATATGATGTGGGGTTGTGCTCAATTTCGGTGGCAAATGTTATGTGAACGAGATCGTACTGAAGAGAATTTAGCACGATTACGAACATATTACCGAAACCTGGTCAATACAATGGTGATCTCCCCGGAGGGAGTGCTGTTGATGAAGAAAGGCGGAAACCCTTCTGGTTCTGTCAATACCATCACGGATAATACATTGATATTGTACACTTTAATGGCATACGCATGGATTAAGACTGCAAAGAAGGAGATGAATTCCTATGAGTCTTTTGAATTGCACACTGCTAAAGCCCTAGTTGGTGATGACAACACTTGGAGTGTGTCAGATGAAGCCCATGAGTTTTATAATGCAATGACTGTCATTGAAGTGTGGAAAACACTAGGTGTGACCACAACGACTGATTCAATGGAACCTAGGCATCCTAAGGAGCTAGATTTCTTATCAGCGCACACACTATTCCTGCAAGGAATGGCTGTGCCGGTTTATGACCGGACCAAATTGATGACTTCTCTTCTCTATGCACCTGAGAAAAGGATAACACCAAGTGTCACATTTGAAAGATGTGCTGGGATGTTAAGCATAGGTTGGGTTGATGTCCAATTTCGTCAATTTTGCAGGGAAGTCATAAGTTGGCTCCTTGAGAAATATGATGAAGTCCTTTTTGAAGATCCACGTTGGATCATGGCTAAGTGTCAGGTCAAAACAGATGATGAGTATTGTCGTTTGTTTACTGGTCGTACTATGCTCCGCCCTCAGAGTTTATCGGGAGCGCGTGTAAAGTTGATACAGCCCGATAAAACTCTCATGAATGGAGTTAGGCCGAAAAGGAACGGGACGCAACCCGGGAAGAAAACAAATCAGAATGGAGGCCGGGGAGGCTCCAAACAAGCTACTTCCCCAAAACGCAAGACTGCAGCACAACGTGCCCGCCGTCGCCGACATCGCCAGCGTAGACGAGAACGTCGCGCGGGTTTTATTGGTCCACAACGTGCTCCGCGCGTTACAGGACGTGGTGCCTACACTCCCGTTGGAGAAGTGGGTTCACGTCTGGGTTCCTGGGCTGGTGAAAAACTTGGCGGATTGGCCGGAGACGCGCTTGGAACAGTGTTTGGATTTGGTGCGTACGGTAGTGTTCGACGTAACAGTCTTATGGGCTGGGTCGACACTTCCGGCGGCGTTCCAACCGTTGTTAATGGTTCGAAGGGCGAAGCAACAATTGTTACTCATCGAGAGTACTTGTTTGACCTACAGTCCGGAAATGCGAGTAACACGGGTCCCTCTACTCCATTAACAACACAAGTGTTGAACATTAATCCTGGTAATGAAGGAATGTTCCCTTGGTTGGCACCAATAGCGGCACGTTTTCAAGAGTGGGAAATGCAAGGGTGTTTGGTTGAGTTTAAATCATTGTGTAGTGAGTTCAATACCACTTTTAATATTGGCAGCGTTATTTTAGCTGCTGATTATAATGTTCACGCTCGTGAGCCACAGTCAAAAGTAGAGATTGAAAATCTCGAATACTCTGGCTCTTGTAAACCCACTCAAGTTTGCATGGTTATGCCAGTCGAATGTGCTCGGAGTTTAACACCACAAACACGCTTGTATGTCGCACAGAATGAATCCTATAATGGTGGGGACCCACTTCTTTATGATTTGGGGAAGATCTACCTGAGTAGCGTTGGATTACCAAATGCCAATGCTAACTCACCTTTAGGAGAAATCTGGATTACGTATCAGGTTGCTTTATATAAGCCAATATTACCGCAAATAGAATTAGATGCAGATGGTGCTCATTTTACTCTTTCTGGAGTAACTAATGCTGCACCATTAAATGGCTTTATTCTACAACCTCAAGATAATCCCACACAAGGGATATCCATAGACTCTACAGCTACTAATCTTACTTTGCCTGGTCAACAAGCAGAGTGGTTGCTGTATGCTCATTGGGTTTGGAACAGTGGCGCTGTAAACGCCGTAGCTCCTACCATTGGGTTTAGTCCTGGATGTTCCCAAGAAAATCATGTCTTTGCCACTGGAGCTGGAATTGATGCAGCCAATGGTGTTACTGTCCAGCATGGCGCAGGTACTTCCGAGATGACTCAAGTATTCTGTGTTGCCGTTGATGGTACTCAAGACAATGTCGTTGTGACCTATTTTGCTTCTGGTACTTTTGGAGCAGCTCCTGTTTATGGAGATTTATATGTCATGCGTTTGCCCAATGGTTTAGTATCATAAGAAACCATTGGATGAGGGTGTCTCACAATTGCGATAGGAAAAACGCAACCTATAAGAGAGACTGAAATGTTCCTTGCCGCTTGAAGAAACGCGGACGTCGCCAGTAGCGTATGCTGGATAGGCTCAGTTTGGAATCAGGGATTCTCGATGCCCACTATACTGAGAATAGAGCGCTTGTTAGTGAATTCTGTGCGAAATCAGAAAACCTAGAACGGAGACTAGACAAATTCCAGGACGTACTGTCCACTATCTCGAACCCCAGAGATTTAAATCCAAGGGGTAGCAACTGATCACAGTTGGTTAGGTTCCGACCACGGCCACTTTTCCGTAAGGAGAGGGGAGCATGGTTGCACCAAACAACG